CAAATCGGAGCGAGTGATACGCAGACCACTATCTTTACACCACTTACATGAAGACATGGCAGACATCATTCGCTCTCACAAACATGAAGAAGAAAGAAAGTCAAACCTAAAAGGTTATATGACAAATTTCTTTTTACATAAGAAGTATGAAATGATTGATATTGTTTGTAATGAAGCAATAGATATTGTAAAGTCTATACAAGTGAAAGACCAGAAAGGAACTCTAGATAAGTTTTTTACTTTTGATTGTTGGGGAGGAATCTATAATCAAAATGATTATGCTCTACCTCATACTCATGGCCCTGCATTGTGGTCATGGTGTTATTATATACAAGTACCCGACAATGCCCCACCCCTATACTTTCAAGAAGCAAAACTCAAAGTATATCCTAAGCCAGATGAGATAGTTATCTTTCCTGGCCATGTGATTCATGAAGTACCTAAGGCTTCAGAAATGACAGAAGAAAGAATTGTCATCGCAGGAAATATATACCTAGACTATCGTAACAGTTAGTATAAATAGTAGTGCATCAAGCATGCGTGACAAGCTTACCAAATATTTACATAGGGAGATTGTTATGTATTCATACTACACTCTAGCAAAAATCATGGCAGCACATCCAAATAGAAGTATCAGAGGTTCATACCGAAGACTATACTATCGTGGATTAATGCCACATAAACTTTAGAATTTATCTTATAAATACTCTACATGAACGAAAACTATTTCATGGGCCTAGATGGCTTTGTATGGTTTACTGGTGTTGTAGAAAATCGTAATGACCCTGCAAAACTTGGTAGAGTACAAGTCCGTTGTCTAGGTTACCACACAGAAGATTTAAACGATATCCCATCAGCAGACTTACCATGGGCTCATGTCATGATGCCTGTCACCGACCCATCTATGCAAGGACTAGGAAACACACCAAGTTTTCTAACAGAGGGAACTTGGGTTATAGGATTCTTTCGTGATGCAATGGAAAAACAACAACCAGTCATTATGGGTTCGTTGCCTGGTGTTCCTGCATCTGCTGCAGATAAGACTACAGGATTTAATGACCCTAATGGAAAGTACCCTGGTACGATTACACATTCAAATCATACGATAGAAGAATCAGATGTATCAAGACTTGCACAAGGTCAAACATCAGAAACTCATTTATCTTTACAGAATCGTAGAGCAAACAAATGGGAAAAAATACCTACTGCAACCAAACCAAATCTATCAACTGTATCAACTACAAGTAAAGCAGAAACAGTTTCTACATTTAGTGAACCTGACCCTAAAGGATTAAAGGTAGACACATCACCATATACATCATCCGAATATCCTTATAATCATGTGCACGAATCTGAATCAGGTCACATACAAGAAATAGATGATACACCTGGTGGAGAAAGATTATACAGACAACACAAGTCAGGTACCTATGAGGAGATAGTTGCAGATGGTAGTAAGACAGTAAAAGTATTTGGAGATAATTACGAACTTACTGCTGGAGCAAATAATGTATTTGTCAAAGGAAATATTAATTTAACTTGTAGTGGTACAAAGAGAGAACGAATAGATGGTGATTATATATTAGAGGTTGGTGGTGACTTCACAAGAAAGATACACAAGAACGAACAAGTTAAGATTGGTGCCACAGGTGGTGGAAACTTAGAAGAAGAAATAATTGGTAATCATGGATTTAATATTGCAAATGCTATGTCAGGTGCAATCGGAGTAACAGGTACAGGTACAGCAAAAGATTGTGATATTACTATCGGTGGTAAAGAAACTAGAAGTGTTGGTGGTACTTATGATATCACTGCGAAAGATAGTTATTCAGTAGTATCTTTAAATGATGTATTAGTAGGAGCAAGTAATAATGTAACAGTATCAAGTGTTGCAGGAACTTCTATATCTGCTGGAACAACCATGACAGTTAAGGCTGCAACAAATCTAGATATTAAATCAGAGGCAGTAGGAACAATGACATTCGAGGGTGCATCAAGTACTATAAATCTTTCTGGTTCAGGTAGTACAATTACAACTACACAAGAAGTTACTGCTAATACTATTGCACTTACAACTCATACACATACTGATACAGAAGGTCTGGCAGCTAACATAACATCAGCACCTAATGCATAGGAGATAACAATGGCAGATATAAAAATTGACGGAACAGATTCTACTAAGATAAATCTTGATGTAGATGATTCAAATGATTTAGTATTAAATTTAACGGGTGGTGATAAAGGTTTACGATTACACATGTTAGAAACAATTTATCCCGTTGGTTCTATTTACACCAATGCTGGTGTTGCAACAAACCCTGGTACACTACTAGGTTTTGGAACATGGACAGCATTTGGAGCTGGTAGAGTTATGGTAGGTGTTGATGCAAGTGATACTGATTTTGATGCAGTACGAGAAACAGGTGGTTCAAAAACACACACATTAACAATAGCAGAACTACCAGCACATACACACCAATTAGGTTCTAATGATTCAGGCACAGGAACAGGTGGTGCAGCAAATGTAGAATTTACAAGAAGTTTTGGAGAGGGTAATGGTGCTTCTGTAACTTCTAGTTCTGTTGGTTCAGGTAATGCTCATAATATTGTACAACCATACATCACAGCATACATGTGGAGAAGAACAGCATAGGAGATTAATATGGCAGATTTTACAACAGCAAATTTAGAAGGAGCAAACGAATTATTTAATAAGACTGCAACTGATGCCAAGGCATTAAAGGATAGTCTTGTTGCTCAACATGGAGCAGATGCTTCAACTATGAAGGCAGCAGTAGAATCTAAAGTTGCTGATTTACAAACATCATTATCAAGTATGATACCAGAATTACCTACTGTTCCCAATGTAAATATGCAAGGAGAATTTGCTGGACTGGCAGATATTGATATCTCAACACCAGCTGGTTTAGAACAATATCAAACACAAGTTGCTAACATAACATCACAATTTGGAACATCAATGAAAGATAAAGGATTAGATATTGATTCTCTTGCTACAGAAATACAGGCAGGAGGTGATGTTGGTGACTTACTTCCAAACTTACAATTAGCAGATGGTGAAACACTTCCTTTTGAGTTACCATCCAATATTAGTATACCTTCTATTGAGGCAACCAAAGAAAAATTAGAATCTATGCCAGACTTTAAGATAGAGATAGATGGTGCAGTATTGAAACAACAGGCCCAAGATGCTTTAGATGCGATACAGAAAGAAAAAGAAAAACTAGAAACTGAAAGTAAATTAACACTTACCTAAGATATCTCTTATAAATAATAATTAAATAACTAGAGATTACTAATGTCTGCATATAAAGATGCCCAAGCACAGAATAATATATCAAGGAATGTTAAACAATATTCTGATTTAGACTTATTTTTTGGTCAAAGAAATGTGGGTAAGGATGTCAATAAAATAACTGATATTCAAGCAGTTAAGAGGTCATTAAGAAATCTTATTAATTTAAATGCTTTTGAAAAACCATTTCACCCAGAGATAGCTGGTGGAATCAGAGATATGTTATTTGAACCTATGTCACCTATAGTTGCTGCAGTACTTGCAAGAAAGATAGAAGATGTAATAAAAAACTTTGAACCAAGATGTCGTTTAGTATCAGTTAGAAGTTTACCAGATTTTGATAGAAATATTTATAATGTTACAATAGAATTTTATGTAGTTAACGCACCCACAGAACTAGTAGACTTATCAGTTATGTTAGAGAGAATAAGATAATGGCAATAAATAATAAAAAATTACAAGTAACTGAATTAGACTTTGATAATATCAAAGCAAATTTAAAAACATTTTTAAAAGCACAAAACGAATTTAAAGACTATGACTTTGAAGGTTCTGGTATTAATATTCTGTTAGATACTCTTGCATACAATACTCACTACTTAGGATTTAATGCTAACATGTTGGCAAACGAAATGTTCTTAGATAGTGCATCGCTTCGTTCAAGTATAGTATCTCATGCAAAGACATTAGGTTATGAAGTGTCATC